GAAAAAGAAATCTTATGTTTTCCAAGGTATTGTTCGCGATTCGGCATTAGACGAAGATGCACCTGAGAATCCAATTCGTAGGTTTATTATGGGACCACAACTCTTTAATATTATTAAAGCAAGTTTAATGGATCCTGATATGGAAGAATTACCTACTGATTATACAAAGGGTATCGACTTCCGTGTACTAAAAACTAGTAAAGGCGGATATGCAGATTATTCTACTTCTAACTGGGCAAGGAAAGAAACTGCTCTAACTGAAGAAGAACAAAAAGCAATCGAAACTTATGGTCTGTATGATTTGAACGACTTCTTACCAAAGAAGCCGAACGAAGCAGAACTAGGCATTATCAAACAAATGTTTGAAGATAGTGTTGACGGTAAGGCTTATGATTCCGAGAAGTATTCGCAATACTTCCGTCCTTCAGGAGTGCAATTACCGGAATCGGCTAACAAGGCACCAGTAGCAACACCAGTGGCAACACCAGTGGCAACACCTACTGCGGCACCGTTTGCAGAACCAACACCAACTCCGGCGGCACCAATATCAGCACCTGTACAAACTGAGGCAGTAGCAACACCTGTTGCAACACCTGAGCCAAGTGCACCTGCTGGTGGATCATCTCAAAATGCAGAAGACATTTTAGCAATGATTCGTTCACGCCAAGCATAAATTAAAAATAATAGAGAGACGGCTTTATGTCGTCTCTCATTTTTAACATGGAGAAATAAACATGGTAAGACCATTTGACGTTAGTAAATTTCGTAATGACATTACGAAAAGCATTAGTGGTTTAAGTGTAGGCTTTAATGATCCAACAGATTGGGTTAGCACAGGCAGTTATGCACTAAACTATTTAATAAGTGGAGACTTTAATAAAGGACTTCCACTAGGAAAAGTAAGTGTATTCGCAGGAGAATCAGGTGCAGGTAAAAGTTATTTTGCATCAGGTAATGTAGTTAAGTCTGCACAAGAACAAGGTATCTTTGTAGTATTAATTGATTCTGAGAACGCATTAGATGAAACGTGGCTAAAAGCATTAGGCGTAGACACAAGCGAAAGTAAACTATTAAAATTAAGTATGGCAATGCTAGATGATGTTGCTAAAACTATTAGTACGTTTATGAAAGATTATAGGGATATGCCTGAGGGTGAAAGACCTAAAGTACTATTCGTAATTGACTCATTAGGCATGATGATGACACCGACAGAACTTAATCAGTTCGATGCAGGTGACATGAAAGGCGATATGGGTCGTAAAGCAAAAGCTCTAAAGGCATTAGTAATGAACTGTGTTAATATGTTCGGTAGTTATAATGTAGGGCTAGTAGCAACAAACCACACTTACCAATCACAAGATATGTTTGACCCAGACGATAAGATCTCGGGCGGACAAGGCTTTATCTATGCTTCAAGTATTGTTATTGCAATGAAGAAGATGAAACTTAAAGAAGATCAAGATGGTAATAAAGTAAGTGATGTACGTGGTATTAGAGCAGGTTGTAAAGTAATGAAAACTCGTTATGCAAAACCGTTCGAAGGCGTACAAGTTAAGATCCCTTATGAAACAGGAATGGATCCTTATAGTGGACTTGTTGATTTATTTGAAAAAGCCGGGTTACTTAAAAAGCAAGGTAACAGACTTGCCTATAAGGCTAAAGATGGAACAGAGATGATAGAATTTCGTAAGAACTGGATTGGTGAAAAACTACAAGTTGTTATGAATGATGTTCAATCTAGCGATGTCGGCTTAGATTTAGAAACAGAAACAGAAACAGTTCCTGAAACTGTTGAAACTGAATAAGAGGTTATTATGGACGAAGATTGTTTGCCAGAAATATGGAATGTTCTCAAAGAATATATTCCAGCAAAAGATAGACAAACAGCCGCCGATCATTGGGTGTCGTCATTGATTGACTTAGGTGTAGCAGACGAAACACTAACAGACTTGGGGAAAGAAGATCCACAAATCCGTAGTGCAGTAGCAGATGCTATTCCTGATGAAGAAGTAGACGACGAAGATGAATACGGAGACGAATAAATGAGTTGGTACGGTAAAGTAACACATGACTTATCTAACTTACCTGGATTTATAATGCATTTTGAAAAAGAATTAGAAGATGCACGAAAAGATGTGGGTATATATGGTATTGTTGAAAAAAGTTTAAGGTCTTTACCAGGTATTACTGAGCATCGCTTTAACCAGTTACAAGAGGTTGAGGCGGTGCTTAATCACCTACACATTCAGTTACGAAAAATTAGACGTAAGTATTTTCAAAAATATCTAGAAACATATGCTAGGGCGTTAACAAGCCGCGATGCAGAAAAATATGTTGACGGAGAAGACGAAGTAATAGACTTTGAAACCTTAATTAATGAAGTTGCGTTATTGCGTAACAAGTGGTTAGGTATACTTAAAGGCATAGATGCTAAACAATGGCAACTAGGTCATATTGTAAAACTTAGAACAGCCGGAATGGAAGATGTATCATTATAAAACAAGTAAACGTGCAGTAGATATACTGTACGAATACAACAAGTTTACTAAAGATTATAACACGTTTCTTACATCGTTAAAAGACGATAGTTCGGCTAGTTTAGATTTTAAACGCAATAAATATTTGTTAGATCAACTAGCAGAAGACTTGAATCGTAGTTTTAATCGAGTTAAAGCAGATGTATTTAATAAGAAAATAACTAATACAAAAAACAAACTCGAAGATGTTAAAGTAGAGTTCATGAAGGGAATGTTAAACGATGGATTTTCTGTTAAGTAACCCAGCGAACTCTAGACTACACAGTCTTAATTTTTTAAAGATAATATACGAATATCCTGAAATGCTAGAAAGCATCGACAGTGTGTTAGATGTTGGAAGTAGAGATGGACATGATGCTCATTGGTGGGCAGAGTGTGATGATGGAGACGAGTCAAATCCTTTACCATTAAACATTAATGTTACTGCATTGGATAATAATCCTAATTGGAATAAAGACTTTGAACATAGTAATGTTAACAAGGTAAAAGCCGATTGGGACACTATTACATTTGATAAAAAGTTTGATGTAGTATGGGCTCATAGTGTTTTACAAGAAGCAAATAACCCTTTAAAGTTTTTACACAAAATGAATGAATTCACTAGTGATGGTGGAGTCATGTGTTTAAGTTTCCCTACAACAATAAACACGTTTTATGGTGAACCAGATCATAGAATTTACGAAACTGCAAAACATCAAATTACTATACCAAGTTTAATTTATATGTTGGCATTAAGTGGATTTAATAGTAGAGATGGTTTTATCTATAAACAACCTAACACGAATGTTATCAATGCATTTGTATACAAAGATTCAGCAGAAGTGTTTGATTATAACGAAAAGTCAATACACGAGTTACTGGACTTTATGCCCGAAGTATGTACACAACAAATTGAAAAGTTTGGTTATATAACAAACAAGGGATTGATCCTAAAATGGTTAACAGGCACCATAGTAGACTATTCAAACGTCTAAATTATAGCAGTAAATCAGATAAGTAGTATATATGAAGAAACTTGTATTAGTTACAGGAGGCTTTGATCCCATTCACGATGGACATATCTCCTACTTCGTCGAAGCCAAGAAACTAGGCGACAAACTTATTGTCGGCATTAATAGTGACGAATGGTTAAGACGCAAGAAGGGTAAAGAATTTCAATCATTGGAAATTCGAACAACAATCATACAACATTTAGACATGGTATCGGAATGTATTCATTTCGATGATTCAGATGGAACTGCCAAAGATGCTATACAAGTTCTTTTAGAGAAATATCCAGAAGATGAAATCGTATTTGCAAATGGCGGAGACAGAACAGACGAGACAACACCCGAACACAAAAGTTTTGCACTTAAAGACAGATTAACATTTGCTTATGGTGTAGGTGAAGAAAAGAAATACGGTTCACGTGACTTTTTAGCATCTTGGGTAAATCAACAAACAGAAAAATCCTGGGGTCATTACAAAGTATTATACAGAGACGATAACGTTAAAGTAAAAGAAATTGTTATACGTCCTGGAGAAACGTTGTCGTACCAAAGACATAATCTTAGAAGTGAAATATGGTTTGTAACAAAAGGTGTACTTGCTAATAATACAGAACATCCGGCGGATCGTAGATTACTTAAAACAGAAACTTTTAATAAGCATGAATTCACAAATATAACAGTGGGCACATGGCATCAGTTAAATAATCCTAGTAACGAAGACGTAAAGTTAATTGAAATACAATACGGCGATAAGTGTACAGAGGAAGACATAGAACATAAAAATGAGTAGCATTAAAACAACACAATGCAAACATGGTAAGTTTTCTTACTTTACCAATGATGTTATTATTGGTAAAAGTTTGGATCTGTATGGCGAGTATTGTGAACAAGAGTTCACAATTATGCAACATATGGTTAAACCAACTGATTATGTATTAGACATAGGTGCTAATATTGGTGTACATACTATATGGTTTGCCAAACACGCATTTCAAGGATTTGTTAGTGCATTTGAACCAAACGAATTTAGTAGAGAATTACTACAAAAGAATTTACACAACAATCAAATTAAAAATGTAACAGTGTACAACAACTGTTTGGGTAATAAGGTTAGTTCGGTGTTTATAAGTTCGTATAGTCCACACGTTCCGGGTAATTATGGAGAATGTACTGTATTGAACAAACGTGCAGGACCTTTCCATACATCACAAATGGTAACTGTTGATGATCTAGACCCTGTAAAAATTGACTTTATGAAAATAGACGTTGAAGGGTACGAAAAGGAAGTAATACAAGGTGCTATAAAATCTATTGAAAAGTTTAAACCAAGTATGCTTGTCGAAGTAAACGATAGCAAGACTCATGTAGAGTTTCTGTGGAATACATTAGTAAACAAAGATTACGGCTTATGGTGGTTACCGGTTAAAAACTACAATCCAACAAATTTCAAAGGTCAAAGAGCAAACATCTTCTTAAACAGTGGTGTAGTGAATATTATAGCAGTACACAGAAGTAAGCAAAACTCCGAAATTTTGAACAAAGCATTACAGCCAGTGTTAGGTATTGATGACACTTATATAAAGATGTATAAAAGATTAGAATACTAGTTGACAAGACGCATTACTGAGTGTATATTAACACTATAGTAATTAAATTGGAGACTAGCAAAATGACACACAAATATATTGTACGATACGTTACAGACGAAGATCCCAGAAGTAAAGAAGTTATTATGTTAGCAGGAGATGAACAAGATGCTAGAAAGCAACTAGAAGACGAGTTCTTAGATATAGTTGACTACATTAACGTTTTGAGCATCACAAACCAAGCATCTGCAAAGGAATCACGCAAAGAAGCAGAAACATATTTTAGTTAAATAAAAATTAATAATTAAAGCCTTGTTTATCAAGGCTTTTTTTATGACTGAAAAGGTTGACAGATCTGCTATAGATGTTATTATAGTTATAGTAAGTTAATTAAAGGAGTTATTGATATGATGAACATTTTACTTAAACAAGCAGTTGAGCAAGTTGTTGAAACAATGAAGAACGATTATATTCGTTGGTCTACACAAGACGGCAAAAAAACAATGTCAGAGTACAGTAAGGAAGTTGTTGATAATTGGAACATTGAAATTAAAGATGGTCAAAAGTATATTAAACTAATCAAAAAAGACCACAAAAGTTCAATGCAAGGTGGTAGTGTGCAAGGCTTTATTGTTAAGGTTCCTACTAAAGGATTTGTAGAAGGCGATATGCTTAAAGCGGCAGGGTATAATGCTCCTGCGATGAACTTTAAACGTGGTAACGTTTATGAAGATGCTAATAACATGAATATAATTAGTTGGACAGGGATTCAATAAGATGGACGAAGTGTTTATAGAAAAAGCCAAAGAATTTGCCCGTGTGTCACACGCAGGGCAAGTTCGCAAATACACAGGCTTACCTTATGTTACTCACACAGAAGAAGTAGCAGACATTGTTCGTAGTCACAACGGCAGTAAAGAAATGATTGCCGCGGCTTTATTACATGATGTAGTAGAAGACACTAACGTAACAAACGATGAAATACGAGTCTTATTTGGCAATTCTACTGCTGACATGGTTAAATGGTTAACTGATACTTCAAAGCCCGGAGACGGGAATCGTACAGTGCGTAAGGGCATTGATAGAGACCGGTTAAGCCAAGCATCAGCGGCGGCACAATTAATAAAAGCGGCAGATATGATTAGCAATGGTAAGGATATCAAAGTTAACGATCCAAAGTTCGCAGTAACTTATATCGCTGAAATGGACTTGTTATTAAAAGCAATGACAAAGATACATTTAATGGATATATACAAACAAGCACAAGGAGTAGTCAATGCAATTTGATAGTGGAGAACCAGATAAAGTTATGGTACATTGTACTGATAACGATAGGAAATGGGAAGGGACTGTTATTCAATCACATAATGATGTAGTTAAAGTAATGTTAGAGGGAGTACCTCTAAACTTTAACAGGTATAAGGGCAAGAACTTATATGTTGCAAATTTTAGTGGTATGGAATTAACATTCAGTTTTGATTAATGCGGTTAGATTTACACGGATACACATTACACGATGCTTGGCGTAAATTTAAAGTACACGTTGAGTTATGTGAATTAAATGGTGTTGTAAAGTTTACAGTAATTACAGGACAGGGCAAGATATATGACGAAATGCACAAATGGTGTGAAGCAATACCTAGTATATCCGAAGTATTAACACCTATGAGAGGTCCTGGATCTTACCAAATACGTTTAAAAAAGAAGAAAAAAGTTTTAAAAACTTCCATTGAGTCAGAAAATCCAGTAAAATCAATGGTTAATATTGCACCATTATTAAAGAAATGGGGTCTAAAAGGTTGACAGATAGACGTAAGATGCTATACTAGTAATATAAGTTAAACAAATAAGGAGATACATAATATGGCGTTTGTTAATAAAGAAGATGTTAAAGCAATTAGACAAGAACTTAAAAAACAATATCCTAACATTAAGTTTAGTGTAAGAAAAGATCACCATTCAAGTGTACAAGTTACATTGGTTTCAGGTGATGTTGACTTTTATGATGGATCTTTAGATTTCTTTGACAGGTACTCACAGAAAATTACACCATTTCCAGGTTCAGCACAAATTAATCATTATCATACACATTTTTATGGTATACATAAAGCATTGTTTGATAACATATATGAAATATGTAAAACTGCTCCAATTAACGGAAACGGTTATCATAAAGGCAAAGGCTGGTTTGATGAGTCAGACTGCCAAACAGATTATTTCCATACTGCATATTATATCAACATTGCCGTTGGTGAATGGAACAAAAATTATGAAACAACTAACCAAAAGGTTGCCGCATAATGAAATAAAAGGTTGACACATAGTACAGATGTGTTATTATAGTAATATAAACATTTAAACAAAAAACGACGAATAGGAGTCATACATGAATAGTTACGTTTTAGTTAAAAGTGGTTCATATAGAAACCAAGCAATAAAGAACAAAGTTTTCCCATTAGTGAAAAACATTACAGAAAGCAAAACAGGAATGTTTGTTACTGTAGATGGAACAGAAGGCTTTGGATCAGACAAAATTAGGGTAAAGATTAAAACCCCTACCGCAATTACTTTCGTTGATAGGTCAGAGTATGCTTCACAAGTTGAAGCAGATACACCTAAAGAAAGTTC